TGCTGGCCGCGGCGCCAGGTGTCGCCCGCGGGTTCGCGCAAGACTACATGTTCGGCCTGGGCGGAACACCGAATCCCATAGACTTCGGCAACATCACAGCCACCAAACAGGCAATCGTCACAGCCCACAACACGTTCCGGTTCCCTGTGCAGATCACCGCCGTGGATGTGTCGGCCGTTTCAGGTGTGATGCTGGTGACGCCGGGCCTGCCTGTGACCGTGCAAAGTTTTGCCAGCCAGGTGTTCACGTTCGAAGCCAATCTGATCGGCGACCCTACATTCGACGCCCTGGTGACATTCACGCACGCGCAGGGCAGTTTCACCATCCGCATGATCGGCAGGCGCGTCATCCTGTTCAACACCGTGCCGCAGCGCCCGATCCAGGAACAAATCACGTTCGGCACTGACGTCATGCCATCCGAAGACGGCAGCGAACAGGCGATGACCTGGCGGGCCACGCCGCGCAGTCGCGTCACCTACAACATCCGCCACACGGACAACAAAGAACGCACCACGCTGCTGAATTTGATTTTGGGCGCCGGCTACCTGCTGCAAGGCGTGCAGTTATGGTTTCAGGCCAGGACGCTGACGACCGCCGCGGTGGCCATCGACACGGTGTTGCAGATCGACACCACTGGCATGGAAATCGCGATCACGGACACCATTTCGATCGTGCTGAAAGACAAAACGGCGATCACTGCCGAAGTGCTGACGTTCAACGCGTCCAGCATCACGCTGGCCGCTGCGGTCGGTCAAATTCTGCCACTTGGCACGCTGGTCATGCCGGTGCGGTTCGGGTTCATGCAGGCGCAGCAACGCGTGGCCACGTTCCCGAACAATGCGGAAGACTTGCAAGTCACGTTCGACCTGATCGAATACGACAACATCGGCGCGGTCGATGCCGGATATTTCGACACGCACCCGGTGGATGGCCTGCCAGTTCCGAAATCGCCGCTGTTTTTCACCGGGCAAAGCCGGCGCGGCAGCATTGAAGGCGACCAGCGGCGCCTGGATAGTCAAACCGGAACAATGGTGGTCAGCAGGTCGGAAGTCCTGGGACGGCCTGGCACGGACATGCTGGTCCACATCAACGATTTCGCCGACCAGGATGCCTGGCGAAAATTCATTCACTTCGTGCGCGGATCGTGGGGCAAATTCTACGTGCCAACGGGCACCAACGATTTGCCGCTGTTCAATGATTTGTCCCTGGGCGGCAACACGTTCGACATCCAGCCAATGGGCGTTTCGTCACTGTTGGGCAACGTCAAACCACGCCAGGACGTGCGCATCACGGTCGCCGGCGTGCAATACCTGCGCAACATCACCAGCGCCGTGGACAACACCACGTTCGAAACCATCACAGTGGATTCGGTCATCCCTGGCGCTGGCAGTGTCGTGCCGGCTGATGTCAAAATCGAATGGCTGACGCTGGTGCGGATGGTCGGCGACAGTGCGACATTCCGCCATTTATTTTTGGGAACCGCTGAACTGCGGTTCAGTGTTCGCGGAGTGATCCAGCCATGACATTCGACGCCTTTGAAACTGCCGATGGCAGCCCGGTCGAACTGCTGACGTTTTCCAATGGAACGGACGTTTTCCGACGCACCAACACGGTGAAATCCGTCACGATCGGCGCCAACACCCACGTGCCGATGGCGTACAGCCGCAGCAAGTTCAACCAGTCGAAGGATTCCGACGACAACAACATCACCATGATCGTGCCCAATAATTTCGAACTGGTGAACCTGTACGCCGGCGTATTGACCAGCAACACCACGCTGCTGACCATCGAACGGTTCCACCTGGACGATCCAGGCAACGAAATCCAGGTCGTTTGGAAAGGCAGCGTGGCATCCATCGAACACCAGGAAAACGATGTCAGCCTGCTATTGCAGCCGATCACATCCGGTTCCGAATCGACGCCGCCGGACACATTCAGCGGCCTGTGCAACGCGTTCCTGTTCCAGTCACCTGGCTGCACCCTGGACCGCACTGACTTCCGGTTCATTGCCACACTGTCAGCGATCGACAGCACCGGCAAAATTTTGACGTTCACCGGCCTGCGTTTGGAAGCGGCCACCATCGACGCCGCCCAGGGCGGACCCACTGGTCCGCTGACGTCCGCCGAATTGGACATATATTTCCAGGGCGGCTATGTGCAGACCGGCAAAGGCGAAGTCCGCGACATCGTGGAAGGTAACGTGTCCGGCGATCCTGACAAAGTGCGCGTCATCCTGCCGTTCCGTGATTTCATCGTCAGCGACGGCGCGAACGTGTACGCCGGCTGCGACCTGTCGATCACCACGTGCCACAAAAAATTCGACAACGCCATCAATTTCCAGGGGTTCCCGTACATCCCGGAGATAGACCCGGCGAACACCGAACTGCCGCCTGGCACGCGCACCAGTCCCACCAAATTCGCAGGGATTCAAACCTAATGTGGTTTCAATTGTTCATGTGGGTCGTGTCGTTTGTGCTGTCGGACTATTTCCGCGAACGCCTGCCATCACAAACGGCCAGCGGCATCGGCGATTTCAACATCCCGACAGCCACCGAAGGGCGCGTGGTTCCGATCATTCCAGGCGGCACCGTGCGCGTCGAAGCACCGAACTGCGTGTGGTACGGGGATTTCGCTGCTGTCGAACGCACCGTCACCACCGGCGTCATTTTCAAAGAGGAAGAAACGATCGGATTCACGTATGAACTGGCGCTGCAATATGCCCTGTGCAAAAACGAAGTGGCGGGCATCGTCGGCGTGTGGATCGGCGACGACGAAGTGTTCAACCATGTGACCGATGCCGGCGGCATTCCGCAAACGGTGGTGGACATCGACCGCGACGACCTGTTTGGCGGTGTTGACAACGGTGGCGGGTTCGTCGGGCGCCTGCGCCTGCACAACGGCAGCGACACCCAGGCGGTCAGCGCCTTTTTGAACAGCCGCATTTCGCCGCTGCCAGCGTACCGCGGAACCGCCTATGTGGTGATCACGGACCTGTCCGAAACCGTGGGCGCCAACATCGGCGAGTCCAACAACCTGCGATATATTCGCGTCGCGGTGCAGGCATTTGACACCATTGCAAACGGTGGCCTGGGCAATCGCCTGGGCCTGGCTGGCAACACGCATTTCATCGGACCCGATGCGAACCCGATTTCAGTGGCCTATGAACTGTATTTGAACGAACGGTGGGGCCGGAATTTTCCGCCGTCCGATGTGGACACGCCATCGTTCCAGGCTGCCGCGGCCACCGTCTTCGCCGAAGGCATTGGATTCAGCCAGGCGATCGACGAACAGACCACCACCGGGCAAATCCAGGACACCATCGAACAGCATGTGGACGGCTACATCGGACCCAATCCGATCACCGGGCGCATCGAAGTCACGCTGGCGCGTTTGGACTACGTGCTGGCCAGTGAATTCCAGGCCAACGCCACCAACATCGTGGCCATCAAAAAATGGTCGAAGGGTGACTGGTCGCAAACATTCAATCGCATCCGCATCCGCTACACCGACCGCGCCAAACAGTGGAACGAAACGCACGCGGTCGAACTGGCGCCTGGCAATCGCATCATCCAGGGCGGCAAAACCAAAACGAAGGAACTGCGATTCCAGGGCGTTCACACGGCGCAGGTGGCCAGCAACATCGCCGCACGCACACGCCGGCAGTTCGCGCAGCCAGTTGGGTCGGGCACCATCGAACTGGACCGCACGTCCTACGCGCTGCGCCCTGGTTCGATCATTTCGCTGACCGATCCGAAAATCAACGAAGTCAACCTGGCGGTGCGCATCACCAAAGCCACGGTCGGCAACGTGCAGAAAAACACGATGGAATTCGAAGTCGCCCAGGACGTGTTCGACACTGACACGGCCACCGTCACCGTGACGCCGCCTTCCGATTTCGTGCCGCCGATCCAGGTGGTGATTCCTTTCGGCGTCAATGACCAGGCAGCCTTCGAAACGCCGTTCATCCTGATGCGCTATGACCTGAACCCGAATTCAGTGCCACGGATTTCGACTTTGGCACGCCGCAACACAGGCAACACGCCGACCGAATACGAAGTCGTGCGGCGCGTGCGCAATCCGCCGGCAGCGTTTGCAGGCGCCTACACGTCCACGGATTTTGTGCGCGGTGGTTTCATGCAGGTCGGCACGCTACGCGGCGCCCTGACGTCCTGGCAGACTGGCAACGGCAGTTTCAGCATCCAGGTCGATCCGATCACTGGATCGCTGGACGGCCTGATCGACACCTATGCGCCCGGACCAGGTGACGCGGCCGGCATCGCAGTCATCAGTCCCGGCCTGGCGGACGAAGAATTCATCATTTTCGACGAAATAGTCGATGACGGCGCCGGCATCCGCCTGGAAAACACCTGGCGCGCAGCGATGGACACGCCAATGAAACCGCACGCGATCGGTGCGCAGGTGTGGTTCATTTGGACCGGCGGCCTGGGCATGGGCGGCGAAACCTACAACATCGGCGACGGCGTGGACCTGAAATTCCTGCCACGCTCGCCATCGGATGCGGTGCTGGAAGCGGCGGCGACGTCACTGCCGGAAGTATCCCTGGACGAATTCACCGGGCCGCGTAACAGCAAACCATTGCTGCCGATCACCATGAACATCAACGCGCAAGTGTTTCCCACTGCTGTGGATTTCGAACGCCTGATCACTGCCGGACCCAACACCGGGCTGGCTGGCGGGCAGTCCGTGCCGCAGTTGCGGGCGTATAACAATCAGAACATCCTGACGTCATTGCAGGCCCTGGCGTTTGATCAAACCGGGTTCAATCCCACGGACGTCACCGAACAGGTGCTGGAATTGGCCTGGTGGATTCACGACCTGGACGTGGACCCAACGGCAGCCAGGTCGAACGCGCTGGCGCTGTCCGCCGGCTACGTGGCGCAGGCCACGGCCACCGACCAGTTCGACGTTTTGAAATCGGCCATGATCGCCGGCGGCGCGGTCGGGTTCAGTTTCAACGCACGCCTGGAAGTCGAAACCAGGCACAGCCCGGCCGGACAGGCTGCGCTGCAAATCAGTCACGACACGATGGACCTGGACTTTGTGGCCAACGGCATTTTCAGCGTGTTGCCATCGGCGCCGATCCTGTCGCTGCGGTTCGATGGCGCTGATGCCAGCACCGTGATCGTGGACGGCAGCAAATACCTGGTGCCTGTGGTTGCGAACGGCAGCACCGAAATCGACACAGCGCAGTCCGTCTTCGGTGGCGCCAGCCTGTTGGTCGTCGATGCGGCCGGCAACGGCATCATCACCAGGGCGCGCAGGGAATTCGACATCCGCGGCAATTTCACGATCGAAGCCCGCCTGTTTTTCGTGTCCGAAGCCAGTTTCCCCATGATTTTCGAACAGTGGGACAACACGATCGAACGCGGAATCCAGTTTTATTATGAACCCGGCACCAACACGTTCCGGGCCAACATCAGCACCAGCGGCACCAACCTGGTGGCATTTGCCGTTCACACCGGCACATTCGTGCCAACGCTGTCCACCTGGTACGCGATCGCGCTGGTGAAAAATGGCACGTCCTGGTCGTGCTACATCGACGGCACGCGCCTGGGCACGGCGGTCACGCAGGCGTCCGTTTATTTCCGATCCAGTGCGGATTTCCGCATCGGTGGCGGCGGTGATTTGGTCAATTTCTTCGACGGCAACATCGACGAATTCCGCCTGGTGCCTGCGGCTATATATGGCGCTGCCACCTACACGCTGGACACCATCCCATTCCCTGACGGCCGGGCACTGTATCCGCTGCTGTGCCATTTCGACGGCGCTGACGCAATTACGAACCATCCGTCCGACGATCCCAACCATTTCGACC